CGGTGGCATCGAAGATCTTGAAGGAGGTTTCCAACTTCTGGGCGGCCTCCTGCTGTTTCGCCTCCCTCATGCGGAACATCATTTCGGCGAACCGCTCCATGGTGTTTCCACCACCACCGCCTCCCCCGACGGTTCCCGCAATTCCAGAGGTTTCGGTAATCGGCATATACCTATCCTAAAGGCCCAATACCGGGCAGGTTCTGAAGTAATGGATCTTCGCCCGCCGGTAATGGCGCAATACCTGCTCCAAACGACGGAGTCATTGTCGGCAGAGACACGGGCGGCAGTCCGCTTTCGGTTCCCGTACCCGCACCGAACAGATCCGGGAAGAGCGCGGCCATCATCATCAGACTTTGACCGCCGGCCTGAAGTCCTTGAGACAATCCCGACTGCCCTCCAACAACAGCCGTCGGATGCATGGCCCCCGCAAATTCCCCAACCGCCCCTTGCCCCAAGGCCGATGCTTGCAATCGCCGATTCGCTGCAGCTTCGGAAGCCTGCTGCGTATAGCCCGCAAGAATCGATGCGAAATCTTTCTGGGTCTGCGCTTCGTAATCCACCCCGGCTTTCAGGATGTCCGAGCCATAGCGCAGGCCTCCGGCACCGAATTGCTCGATCAAATTCGTACGACCTTCTGAGATTCCCCGTTGCGAGGCGGCCTTCATCGCTTCAAACATCGGACCGACATCGGTGGGCAGTCCCGTCTTTGAGGCATCCGAGATCGTCTGAAAGGCCGCCGGCGCCACACCGGCCTGCGTGAGGGCTTTGATGTAATCCTGCTGTACGCCGGGAAAGGTTGCTGCCGGTGCAGGAATCTTGGTGGTCTTCGGACCGCCGAAAATCCCTCCGAGCAGATTCATTCCAGCGGAGGCCCCCATCGTGATCGGTAGAGCTGCAGCACCCATTACATCAACCTCCTCAGATCCTCAGCCATGAGGCCTCGAATCTCCACATCGTGATAGTGGTCTTTGTAGAGAAACGCGCCTTTCATCAAGCCTTCATACCGGAAGCCCACGCGTGTCGCGATCCGGCAGGCGTGCTTGTTGAACGCCGGAGGTAGCGCGGTGAGACGATGGAGTTGGAACATGTCGATCACATCGCGCGCAATGCGCCGACCGGCCATGGCCATTTCCGATTCGCTCAGGGAGTGGTCCCATAGGAAGAAGTGGAGGTACGCATTCAAGCGTGGAACGATCTGTTCGGCAGTCACGAGCGCCGCGTCTTTGTACAGAAAGGCGGCCGTCGTCGGCGCGGACAATCGTTGGGCAAACAGATCCATGTTGTCACGCGAAAAATCGTCGAAGCAGATCTCCTGGCGGCGGACGCGTTCCCACAGACGATTCGCGGCATCGGGAGTGATCGTCGTGGCATCGAATGTTTCCAGTCCCGTCATTAGCGTTGGTTATACACCTCCAGCAAATAAATAGGAACGTTCTAAAGCGCCGGAGGGGCCAGCAGTTTGATGAAGTAGGCCGTCACCACAATCCAGCCGCTGGACGCCCCGAATGTTCCCCCCGACACGCTGGCCACGACATCTTCCGCGGTTTTCGTCCAGTACGGGCTGGGATTCGTCGTGCCACCCGGCAACTGGGTAAAGTCCCAATTGGTGACGTTTGTCGATGTGTTACCGGCAACAGCCAAACTCGCGTTCCATTTGGCGGCGCTCGTGCCAGATCCGAGTCGGAGCGTACCTGCCGTAATGACGATCCCGTTCAGGTTCCGCGACGTCACGCCAAGCACCAGAACATTGGCCGGAATCAGTCCAGTCGCCGTCACGCTCGTCGTTCCATTCACGGGTTTCAGGATGAAACTGGCTGTCGAGATTTCCCACGCGCCCGCTGTATTCTGCGAATCCCCGACGCGCAAACCCCGAGTCGGGATGTGGAATTTCGAGTCATCGTAAGTCGAATATTCCGATCCACTGCCGATCAGGACATTGCGTGAGTATGGAAATTGATTCGAGGTGTAATTGGAAATCGACGTGGCATCCAGAAATGCCAGCGAGCGGCTGGCCAGTAGGGCTTCCACACCCGTGGTCGCAAGCATATCGATGGTCGGCTGCGGCCCATAGCCGTGATACTCCAAAATCTTGAATGCGGCGTGCGAGGCATCCGATGCTTGGAGGGTGATCTTCCAGGAACTCCCCCCACCCAGATCCTGATAGATGAAATCGGAAATATAGACACTCTGCGCATTGTTGTTCTTGCCGAGAATCACTCCGAGATCCGCCGCCATGGAAGAGGACGAGGCAAAGCCTCCGCCGAAAATGCGAACCAGCGCATTTCCATCCATCGAGAGATACCGGCCACACTGCTCCGACTCGACATCGTGGCCCCAGATTTCCGGACTCACCGATTGGGCGTAATCATCCGTCGGCGGCACATAAATCACGGGTCCGGACATCGATGCGGCAAAGCAGGAATGCAGCGATATCGTCGAGACCAGCCAGAAGGCATAGACCCCCTGTGAGAAATTGACTTCCCGGAAGTGGCCGAGACTGTTTTGAATGCTCCCCTGGCGGATGCCCGCATTCGTATAGCCCCAGATCCGGGAACTCTCGATCTGGATGTGATCGTTCACTCCGCCCATACCGGAATCGTAGGTATCCCCAATCCAGATCCCGTTCACCAGCGAATCCCAAGCGTTGTAACCGGTATCGGCTCCGAGTCCGCCGATATGCACATTGCGGACAATGTTCGAACCCACACCGCCGCTGACCGAAGAGTTGTAGATGAAAGAAATGGCCGATCGGGGACGCGCCGAGGACTTGCCGTAGAAGCGGGCGTTCTGGATGATCGTCGCCACGCTGATGATTTCCAGCATCGGCTGATTCGCCGGACCATTCCACAGAAAGCCGCCTTGTCCGGGCAACGCACTGGAGAACATGGCAATCCCGCCGCAGTCGATGGTGATCGCTTTGTTCCGAACCACGACCGTCGCGCCGAGTGTCAGCACGTCATTGACACGTACCATGCCGGCTTGACACGCATTGACGGCCAACTGGAACGGCACATCCGTGTGGGTGCCGTTATCAAACCACCGCGTATGCACGATGCCATTGCGCAGGATGATGGAACCCGGTCCTGTGAAATGCTGACTCAATGACGAGGCATCCGACACCCGTAGGCTGAAAGTCTGACCGGAGGCGACGGAAAATATCGCGCCGTCCGGCAGTTTCACTTCGACGTTACTTGGAATCGTCATCGACGAGGGGATGGTGGTCGTCCCCGCCCCCAGCCGGAACACGACGGGAATCGTCACCCCGGTAAACGGATTCGTCGACCACGTTTGATTACCTTCCGATGCCCAGACTTCCCCTCCGGTTGCAGGAAGGCTCGCGGTTGCCGCCGCAATTCTCGCGGCATCATCGGCACCCGTGTATTGCTGGGCGAAGCGGATCGGGCCGATCTGCTGGGTGACGATAGTGGGCGTGATGACGGTGGTCGTCGCCACCACGGTCGATGTGGTCAACGGATCGGCCGTCCGACCGGCATAGGTCCTCAGATCCTGCCAGATGCGGACGATATCGTCCTGCTGGTCTTTGGTCCAGACGTTGGGCCGGAAGAGAATCGGGGGTTGTCCGGGAAGAATACGACTCATTTAAATCGCCTGATAAAGCGTGGACGGAGACTGCGCGTTCTTCTGCAATCGGTATTCCTGCAATACACGGTTCGCGGTCCAGATCCCGTTGTTGTTTCCGCGCATTTCATCAAACCACCCGCTGTAATGATGTCCGCAATTGCCGCCGCCAATCGAACCGATTTCCATATCCCCTCCGTCATCGGCAACATTGACGGTTGTTCCACCAACGTTTGTCGTATCGAGAACTCCATCGATATAGATCTTGAGCACGGTTCCCTGCCGCGTCGTGACAACGTGATGCTTCACGCCATCATTCACGGTGGCCACCGATATCGGCGATTGAAAGATCGTATTGTCGTGGTTGCGGAGTTCGCAATTCAACTTACCGCCGATGATCTTCCACCACGCCCACGAGTTGGGAATCGACGTCGTGCAGGATAGCGAATTCACCTTCCCGCAAATCCATCGATCGGTCGTATCCGATGTCTGAATCCAGAACGACATCACGGAGTCTTGCGTTCCCAGAACAGGAGCAGCAATCGTTCCGGGCCAATCCAGAATCGATGGAGAGGCCGGATCGCACTGTGCCGCTTTGCCGATAATGCCTTCCGCCGTGGAGGGTAAATTCTGAGAATTCCAGGCCCGGACCATGTTCGTCGATTCGCGTGAGGAGCCGATGCCGGAGGTTCCCGGAGTCCCTTGCAGGAAGTCCAGATGCGTGACGTTATTGAATCCCGTCCAGATGGCTCCCGTTGAAGCATCGGTTGTCAGAGAGGCATTCCCAATATTGATCTGGAAAAACGTATTGCCCGTCTCCATCGGGCCGTTCAACTGCGGAGTTTGGATGTACATGACCAGGCGGCCAACCGCAGGATCGTAGAGCGAGTCGGTGAGCTCGTAAGACATCATCGTGCAGTTCAACAGCGAGGGACGTACATCGAAGGCGTGGATATTCGTGACGAATCCTCCAAATCCGGTGCCTTTCAATCGCGGATCGGTGATGTCGATGGCGACCACTTGATTGGTTTCGGTTTCGACCAGTTGCGTCCGATCGAAGACGATAGCAATGGCTGCGGAGAAACCCGCACACGGATTCACACCCGTCGAGTAGATGCAGTCGGTGTCGGCGACGAGCGATGCGGAATCGACGACATGCAGATGGTAGGAGGCCGAGCCGGGGATGGTGGGCGTTCCCGTGATGTGACCGGTTGAGGCATTGATGGAGAGACCCGCCGGCAGGCCCGTTGCCGAGTACGTATAGGGGGCGGTGCCGCCAGTCACCGGAACCGCCACATCGACCGCGACTCCCACCTTGAGCGTCAGCGTCGGGCAGGTGATGGCGAGCACGGTGACGTTCAGAGAGCAATTGATGACGATGGATTGATGGGGTGCGCCGGAATCATCGATACGAACTGAGAACGAAGACGAGCCGGTTGCCGTCGGGGTTCCGGTGATATTGCCTGTCGCCGAATTAAGCGATAACCCCGGAGGCAGGCTTCCCGCAACCAACGTGTAGGTGTAGGGGGCGGTTCCACCAGAGGTCGGAATCGATCCTTCGTATGGAATCCCAAGGACCGGTATCTCGGTCGGACACGATGCCGAGAGCGTCGATGGAGCGCAGCCGGAGAGCAGCGGCACTTTCTTCGTCTCACCGGCGATCACCCAGCGCGGCGACCAAGCGTACATGGAGAGCGGTCCCGCCAAGATCGTGAAGCGTACCGTATGCAATTCGCCGGTCAGTTTGATATCCGCCAGTTGCTGGCGCAGGCGCGCGGTCGTGAATTGACCGATCGGCACTTCCTGGAACCGGGTTTCATCGCGTTCGTTCGTGTCCCGCACTTCGATGCATGCCGGACCGATATCGACATACTGCATCTCCACCCGCGAGACTTCCGACTCATACCCGATGCCAGCGCATCCGAGTTGTCGCTCCATGTAAGCCGTGGTTTCGACCGCGAAATTCGTCGTATCGAACTGCTGGACGACTTTCCCGAAAGCAATGAAGCCGTTCTCTTTTCCGCCGACAATCGTGTAGGCCGCTTGGATGAGGACGGCGTCGCCTTCCAGTTGAACGTAGTCTGGAGAGGATGGCGCATCGGAAGTAATCGTGATGCCATGAGGGACGACGATGTAGCCACCACCTAATGGCTTGAAGGCGACATGGAAGGTGAAGGACGCGCCGGCCGCCAGGACCGTGGGAGCACCGGGCAGATCCGTCGATACGAAATTCGGATCGAGTACCGGAATCTGCACCGTGACGTTGACCGTTCCCGAACCGGTGTTGGTCACCGTGAAGGCTTGAGAGGGGGAGGTATTGCCGACCCGCTGTTCGGGAAAGATGAACGAGGATGGCGCAATCGAAATTGCCTTCGTTCCAGACGCGACCGAATTGCCTTGAAGAGGAACAGGATTCGGGGCGTTATCGGCATCCGAGTCCACCTCGATGGTTGCCGTGACCACACCGAATGTAGCTGGAGCGGTGAAGGTGACATTGAACTGGACGACGTGATCCGGTAGGACGGTTGTCGGGAATGAAGAATTGTCGGCGACGAAGGCCCCACTGCCAGAGACCGAAACGCCATTGATATGGACGGGCTGCGAGAACGAGGTGTTGTGCAGCTTCAGGACGCGGACGACGACATTCCCGGCGCCGACGTCCCCGAAGTCGATGGAGGTCGGGATCGGCTGCAGCGAGGGTGGGCCGCCGTTAGACAGCGGCACTTACAACACCAAGTTCGCAATCGCAGTCTGCCGTCCTTGGGGAGAGCGGAAGCGCGACCAAGATTGCGAATCCCAATGGTAGACCCAAGTGATCGGCAACTGATCGATCTTCGCCGCCGGTATCGAAAGCCAGTAGGAGAGCATCGGCCACTGCGTGTTGAAGCGCGCGACGATGGACCCGATGATGGAGTCGGAGGAGGCCGATTGTATATCGGTGTATATACGCGTCTTCATGTCGCCGCCGATGGGCGCAAACGAGGAGCCATCGAAGATGTAGACATCCTGCTCGGAAACAAAGGCCGCAACGGAGCCGAAGACATCAAGCGAGGGCGGGTAGTAGACGCCGACACCCTTCGGGGCATCCTGCAAGGGATCGAACTGGAAGGGTTTCGTCCCGATGCCGGTCGGGGTCATGATGGTGAACCCGTGGGGGTGTGACACAAAGCCCGTGCGGACGAGCGTCATGTAGCCGGTGATGATGTCGGGCACCTCCAGCAAATCTTCGTGGCCGGCGGAAGTCGATGCTCCTTCGACCCAGTTGGTGGGATCGCCGACGTTCGACCAACGGACGCGGAAGGGAAAGGCATTCGAGTGGGAGACACCGGGAGCGGGTTCGGTCGTATTCGCGGTGATCATGTGGCCCGCAAGAATGCCGCAATAGCGGAACGATCCCGGATGCTTCATCGATTTCAGCGTCGTTTCCCCGTCCGTGTAGGCACCGGGCGAGGTGCCGTTGGAGAAGTACACCCGGCCCTGCGAGATCGAATAGCCGTAAGGCGCCGAGGTGGCAAACGGCGACGGATTCAAGACCTGCCAGTGCGTGGGGGAGGAGCCGGGATTATTCCCGGTGTTGTCGTCGAGAGCAATGTAGGTTTGGCCACCGAACGATACTTGATCATTGGCCAGATACGCCACCGTCGTATCCCATGCCGGAAAGCCGAGAGGACCGTTCCACACTGGAGGCGGTCCCGGCGTGAGCATGTAGGCGTGGGTGGTGGTTAAGACCAAGTCGTGGAGATTCCCAAGGATGTCCGTGAACGGGATCATGTTCCAGATGATCTGACCATCAGGGGAGGAGGTCGAGGCAATCAGACGCGGACGGGTCCGCATTCTCCCGAAGTACGGCCACACGTTCAAGAGATCGTCCCAGAAGGCTTGCTTCACCTCGTAAGGGGCGGGCGAGGATTTGACGATGCCTTTCCATGGCGAGATCTGCGGAACCTGCTCAAATGCCATGCGACAACTCACTCATGATATGATGCGTCTCCATGAAGCGTTTTCTTGGAGATATAGCGGGACTGGCGATATGGGTTCTGTGGATGCCCATTGCTCTCATCCGAGCCATCATCCGATCCAACGATCATCACTGCCAACTCTAAAACTCACACTCACGACTCCGTACCATCCGCGGGCTCTTCCTCGGACGCAAGCGATTCTTTTCGTGGATCCAGTTCCTGATGCTGGAACTGCCCTTTCACTTGTTTGTGAAAGAAATCGCCGGGTGAGTCCGCAGAGAGGAATTTGAAGTAGTGCGCTTTGGGAACATCGCCGTAACGGTAGCGTCGACCGTTGTTGAACTCCACCTCCAGCGTGCGGGATTCCTCGTGATATCCCACACTTTTGATCGCGTTGGAAGTCACGGGATTGCGCTTCGGTGGATTACTGGACATGTGCGTATCTCCGGATTCGGGGTCTCAATCCGTATTGGTTGTTCTCATGTTCGGCCTGAATCCTTCGGAGATTCGCTTTGATGAGGCCCGGTTCTTTTTTGGTATTCGCCGGATCGCCATAGAGCAACACACGGATCACTTGCGCTTTGTCGAATTCCTGAAGATCCATGTAGCCACGCAATTGAGACGAGTAATCCAAAATTTCAATCCAATCGTCCGGCACGAAGAGCGTGGTGGCGGGATCGGCGTTCTGTGTTCCCGTGAGACGTTGAATCTGTGGCCGGATCCAGAAGCGGATCGTCAGCGAGTAACTGTCATTGGGCACTTGGCGCAGAAAGTAATTGCCGCCGAAGGGTGCCCACAACGAAGGCGTGCCCGGCTGCGGCCCGTAGCGGTCGAGCAACGCCATGTTCTTTTTGATCAGCGGTGGAAACGATTGCGGGTTGGCTGCGGGAATGCCGATGACAATCGACTTGATGCCGCGTGCGGTGGACGGGTACGGGTAGTTGTCGGTCCCAGCGACGGTCACGGGAGTCGCGGTATCTTCGAGAGTTTCAAACGGCAGCGAGGAACCCAGGGACTGGTACGCGTTCGCAATCCAGTTGGCGATTTCGGTGTCTTTGTCTTCTCTCCCGCCGAGCAGGCCTCGGACCACCGGGAGGCGGTCGCTGATGGTCATGGCCGATCAGGCACGGGCGGCTTGAGCCTTCGTCCCGGCGGCCGTGAGCGTCTCCATGATTTTGAGTACTTCCTGATTGACCGCGTCGAGAACCGCGTGGAAGTCCTCGATGGTGTTGACGGTGGCCTCCGTCTTAAAATCCGATGAGGATTCGCCGAAGCCCACCAGATGGAACGTTAACGAGAACTGAATGGTCATGGAAGTTTTCTCCTTCGTTTAGAACTCAATGGTGTATGGGTCGTCGGTTAAATGAATCCGTTCGTTCTCCGTTTCCTGGGTATCTCCTAACACTTCCGCAATCATGAATGGTCGGAATTCGACATCAAGCTGGTCCAAGCACTTCGCATCGCGTAATCCGCCCTTCTGCATCGAGAGTTGGGTGATGGGAAAGGGAAACCCGCAGATCGCGCAGGGTGCCCACATGGAGTTGTAGATCCCGCGATGGCGCGGCATTTACTTTTCCTCCTTTTCCGGTTTCTGGCAAAGAGCCTGCGCTGCCGCGAGTTCGGATTGCAACTGCGAAATGTATTTTTGCTGGAGTCCGATGGTCGCCTGCGCCTTGCCGAGTTCCAGATAGAGATCGTCAGCGGCGAGCGTGGGCGCGGGCGGGATCTTCGGTTTGAAGCTTGTTCCCGACGTCGAAGACACGCCTTCTTGGCCGATGACGTTGAATGCCATCAGGATCAACGCCATCACTGTCGCCACCCATAGTGAAACCCAGAACGTCCGTTTCATGCCAGATCATCCGTGGTGACACCCGCAATCCCGTTCCAGGCCGTAGAGATCGCCGTGTCCAGTTGGGCATCGGTCGAGGCCGATGTCAATGCACTCGCTTCAATTGCCGCATGCGTAAAGCGATTCACATAACTCGTCGGATCATTCAATACGGCCTTGGCGAGAGTGTTTCGCTTCGAGTCGACGTTGTTATGGATGGTACGCGCCTCGTTGGAGATCGAGAGTGCCGCTTTACACATGGACATCCGGATCCGTCCGGTAAAGGTTGCATCTTGCGAGAGTGCATCATCTGCGGTGTAGGCCATAAAACATTCCTTTCATTGTGTGTGGTAGATACCAGAAACGACCATCGCATTGACGCCCGCCGTTTGAATACAGAACCCGCGATTGGGACCGGACGTCTTGTAGATCGTCGTTCCTCCATAACCCATCACAAAGTACCCATTACCGGGAATGCGGATTCCTTTGGATGAAGTCAGAGACCCGTCTACCGCCAGAGGGCTGGTCGCACAGCTGGAACCACCACCTTCGATGATGTTGATCACTTCCGGGTTCCCAGTATTTGCATGGACGTGAATACCACACACCATCAGGACCTGAGAGGTCGGTGGAATAAGAGGTGTCATCATGCTGGTGTTCATCGTGATCGAGAACGTCTGAAGATCGTTGGCGAAGCAGGGATCTTTGGCGGTGTCTGAAATCGCGACTTGCTGAATACCATCCGCAGCCGCTTTGACGGGCTTGCCTGCAATCTCCAACAGGTTCTGATCGTTCACTCCAGTAATGACGGCATCGAATGGGGTGATGTGACTGAATAACGGAGTGAGAACTAAAATGAGAACAACTAAACCTGCGCCGATCAGAACATCGCGCTTCGTTTCAGGAGTCATGGAGTCCGTCCTTTCATCGGGACCTGGCCCGAATGCGCGCTCGGCCTCCGGCAACGACAGGCGGTGGTGCGCCGTTAACAGTCATGACCGTCGATTCTCCGGTCGTCAGACTCGTCGCCGTCGCGCAAAGTGTGACGCCGACCGCACCAGCCGGTTGGGTGAGAACGAGATCGGTCCAAGAGGCAACACCGGCCACCGCCGATTTGGTCAGGCCGGAAGCGGCGGTCAGGGTCACTGCCGGAGATGTGGCGCATGGGGCGAGGGTAATGGAATTGACGGCATCGGATACCACCGATGTCCCGTTGGAGTATACGACGGAAACGGTTCCGGCAAATGTCCCGCCGGAATTGACCGTCGACGGAGGCTGGGTGGTCCAGGCAAGAGCCGTCGCCTGAGCCCCGATCGAGTCGACAAAGAAATCTCGGGAGCCCGCGGCGGCGGCATCGTAGTTATGAAAATGATCGATCTGACCCGTCAACGTTTCACAGAAATTGATCCAGGCCGAAAACGCATTGTTGTCGATCTGGATACGGAACATGCTGGCATGACCAGCAGCGTCCAGCTGGGCTTTGATGAAATAGGTGGTGTTCGCCGCGTACGCGCCCAGATCGGTGTCCGGGCCGAAGCCGCGGCACGCATGGAAATGTCCGTCCTCGGCGAAGGTCAACTGGATCGCATTCTTGCCAGCGGCGTCCGTCTGAGCAACGGTGCCGTAGGGTTGATTGGTAACCGAGGCGCGCATCTGCCAACGGATGGTTCCGGTGCCGATGGTGGCCATAGCGCGGCTGTACCATGCCGCGGAAGAACCGCCTTGAGAGCGGTAGGCGTTACCGGCGGTGAACGAGCCCGTCATGGTTTGACAAGTAGCCGAGCCGCTGACAATCGTCCATGATCCAGTCCAGTTCATGCCGTCGTTGAGCCCGGAGATATCGTTACCGATGGTGCATACGAAATCTTCCACCGGCGGGGTATCGGCAGGTGGAGGCTGACCCGCAAATTGATAGGCACCGATGTCCCAGGGCGCGCCGGTCGGCCGCTGGACGTTATCCTTATCGACGGCGGGATTCGGCATGCTCGGAAGCAAGGATGACCCGGTGAGGTTCAAACCTTTATTCCGGGACACGGCTCCGGAGAGCAGGTGATAGTTCGACCCGGGAGTCATGAATTCCGTAGCGGCCGTTGATTGGAACTGACACCCGGCATTGCCCATATTCGAGCAGAGGTTGTTCTGTTGCGTGGGAATGAGGCCCATGCCATCGGTAATGGAATCACTGGAGTTGCCCAACATGATGTTGTTCTCGGCAACGTTGCCTCCAGCGCCGCCCGAAGACCCGATAGCGGGATGCGGACTATTGATGATCGTGTTGTTGGCAACGATGCAGCCCTGGCAGGTCTTAATCTCAATCGCGAAATTATTGCCAACACCATCCAAGACATTGTTGTAAACCTGGATGTCGTTTCCTACGGCAATGATGATTCCGCCACTCGTTGTCGCCGTGCCTTTGTGAATGTAGTTATTTCGAACAACGTTTTGATCATCCACAAGAGTGAAAGCACACGAATCGTAAATTTGGAACGCAAACCCGAAAGGACAGTCATGGATATCATTCCCATCGAAAATGTTGAATCCAGGGTTGATGTAAAAGCAGTGCCCTCCAGGCGGATTGATGGACGGAGTGATTCCACAATTGTACACTTCACTCTGAATCACTTCATTATGCCCCGCATTGGGATCAATCGGGTTCGATTGACCAGGGCCACTTATCAAAATGCAATCCGCCCCTTCGTGAATCTTGGTATGAAAAAATCGAATGTGGTTCGGCGGGTGCGTGTAGCCCAACCACTCGATGCGCACCGTTATGGAATTGGGTTGTGTGGCGTACAGTGCATTTGTATTGTCGAAGTCGATACCTTCAAAAATGATGTACTGATACTGATTCGCGGTGGTGTTATCGATCCACACCGAATTCCCAGGAGAACTCGGCTGCTTCATGACGACATTTTCATACCCAGCCGTAAATCCAGATCCACATCCCGAACCCGCACATGTTGCCGCCTTGATCGTTGTTGCCGTTGCCCAACTGGTGCCACTCGGAATCGGCGCATTCAATGTATTGATGGCTTCGGGATATGTCCCCCCATGGATGATGAGCGTGTCACCGGAGGCGAGACAGCCAATGCCGCCACTCGGCCCGTTGACGGTAGAGCGAGCGCCAGCGTTGGTATCGACTCCAACATTACAGCCCACGGCCGTTCCACCTGGTCGGACATAATAGGTATTTGCCGCAACACCGGGAGACGCGATCAAGAACAACAACCAGAACAGGCGTTTCATGATGTTTCGCGCTATCGCGCTCACGCTTCGCGTCATCGGCCAACTCCTAGTACGGTTAAAGTTCCTGCAGGCGGTCCGGCAGGACCAGCCACATTCGGTTTGATCGCCGCCATCACGTGGGCAATCTTGCTCCCATTGGTACGCGTCGTCGTCATGGATACCGAGCCTGTGGAGACGGTGCCCATGCTGTCAAAGAAGGAAGGATCTCCGTACATCGACGCCGATATCCAGAGATTCGATCCAGTACCGGCTGCTGGTGGGGCATTGCCGTCGTAGGAATCCTCGGCAAGGATGGTCCAGTCATTCGCGACGGTTGTCGTCAACATCGTGGTGAGAGTGAGGATGGTTGGGCCTCCTTGATTCGTTGCCGTCGCATCGATGGGCGACACCTGCGCCACACCCGTATAGGATGCCGACACACCGAGCAGATAGTGCGTTTTACTGGCCACGGCAATTGTCTGCGAACCCGTGGCTGGCGCAATGATGTAGAAGAGATAGAGGAACCGATTCAAAGTTGCCGTATTCTTCGCCACAAGCGTCACGGCTGCGCCACCCCACGTGACGTCAGCGGCAGTCACGTCATCCACGCCAGTATTTAAATCTCCTGCAATGACCACCAGCCCGAATCGGTTTGTTCCAGCTGTGGTGTGCGTCCACGAGATCGGTCCGGAACCGGAGTTGCCGTCAGGTGGACCTTGGGCGGTCGCATCACGGGCGATCTGAGCCTGAAGCGGGAACGGACAAAGGAGCAGTAGAAAGAATACGAGTTTTTTCATTGCTGCACGTACGTGATCACATAATCAATTTGCAAACCGCCCGTGTTGACTTTCAAACAGGTGGCCGCGTTGGTGAGCGGACCTTGTTTCAGCGTTTCGGAGATAAAGCCGCCACCGTTCGAGGTGACCAGCCAGCCATTGGCATCGGTCGTGGAGCCCCAGACGACCGACGGTGCTGTCGTGCAAGTGCCGCCACCGGTTGTGGATTCGACAATCGATACGTTTTCATTGGAAGCGCTACCGTTGTTGATCGCGATCGAGCAGTAGAAACGTCTGATGCCTGCACCAGGAGTGGTGATGATCTGTGTATCGGCGGTGACGCTGCCCGCAACCAGCGTTGTCAAGGTGCCATCGCATGGGTTGGTCACCGCAGTAATGGGATTGCCGAGAGAGTCGAACGTGGCCATGGCCAGCTTGCCGTTGGGCGCTGTGCCGATCGCGGTAATACCGGTACCATTCAGTTGGGTGAGATTAAAATTCGAAGTCGTCGTGCCAAGCGACACATTCAGCGGTGTCGTCAAATTCGGCTGAGCCGTCGTCAGCACGACACGCTGTGTCCCAGCCGTGAGTCCACCGGAATTGGTATCGATGGGTTGGCCCGCTAGTGTTGTGATGTTGGAGTTAAACGTCGTGTTGGTGACATTCGCGTTGACGACCGCCGGGGGATTCCCCGCTGCAGCCGAGGTCGTGCCCACGACCGTCAGTTGCCCGGTCCCGCCATAGGTAGAGACGCGGGCACGCAACTGTTTTTCGCCATGAAGTTGAACGGAGATACCGACGGCAGCGGTACCTGTCAGATTGAATGTCGATGCAATCGTGTTGGAGTTGTCGATGGTGCCGTAGACCGCCACAAAGTTGGCTCCGTCATTCTGGGCTTCCAGGGTGATCACGGACGTGGTGGCCGCGCAGCTCACGTTGCAGATACCCGTCAAATGGGCGACGGCCTGACCGTCCACATTCAACACGGTACCGTTCCCGGTCGCGGTGACGGCATTCTGCATGGTGGTGGTCGTGGATGTCACCGCACCGGAAGTGACCAACCACGGTGAGGCGCCACCCGTTCCTTGATTGGCGGTGATGGTTCCATTGACGGGCTGGGTTGTCGAGCCGGTGGGATCGACACGAATGGGAGCCGTTGCGGTGCCGAATTCCACCGAACCGCCGTTCCCGGTCAATCGAAGATTGACGCCCTGCACATACTGCGTGCCCGCGCCGGAATCGACATCGAACACCCGCGCGCCCTGCATGTTGGTGCCATCGTTAAATCCAGCTGCGGTGCCCGATGCGGGGAACGCCGCAGTGAAGGAGGACGCCGTGCCGCCAGCGGTGCCGGTAACCCGCAAGGCTCCCGTGGTATCGACTGAACACGGACTCGTCTGTCCGGTGGTGTAGGTCGGTGCCCCGGTCGTGACGGCGCACATCGACAGCGATCCCGTTTGGCCGGCGGTCGTGGAACCCTGGTTTAAAAACCAGCCGGTCCCGGCGTTCGAAGTCACTGTCCCAGAGACGACTGTCGTTGGTGCCGAGTCGACCACGACATGAAGATTGGTTCCCGTCGTCTGAACAACCGTGGCATTCAGGTTCGCCGACGTCGGCTGGATAACGGTGAAGTTGCCGGTACCGGCATTTGCCGTCACGGTGCCGGAAACGGGTTGAGTCGTCGTCCCTGTCGGATCGACGCGAAGCGGTGCAGCCGCAATGCCGATCTCGGTCGAGCCTCCGGCACCGCTCGCGCGCAGATTGACACCTTGAACATATTGAACGCCCGCACCCGAATCGACATCGAAGACGCGAGCCCCTTGCATGTTGACGCCATCGGAGAATCCCGCTGCGGTTCCGGCCGACGGGAAAGCCGCCGTAAAATTCGACGACGTGCCGCCACCGCCTCCCGCAACCGAGGCCACCACATTGACGCGGAGCGCGCCGGTCAAATCCGTGTTCAAGGGGTTCGTGGTTCCCGTCGTGTAGGTTGGAGCCGCCGTCGTGGCCGCCGCTTGAATGAGCGTACCGAGCTGGCCGGCCGTCATCGAGCCTTGGGCCAGGCCGCCGCCTCCGGCAATTCCCGAGACGCGGAGTCCTCCCGACGTATCGACCGAGCAGGGATTCGTCGTGCCCGTCGTATAGGTGGGAGCGGCGGTGGTGGCCGCGCATTGCAGAAGATTGCCGACTTGACCCGCGGTCGTCGAACCCTGGCCGACACCGGCAAATCCCGTACCGGCATTCGCGGTGATCGTGCCGGTGACCGTCGCATTCAAGGCGCTCGCGGTCGATTGCGTGACGACGAGCGACGGGTTGGTGACATTCACATCGGAACCCGTTCCTGTCGTCGTCGATAAGGTGCCGACATAGCGAAAGCCGACATTGCCGGTTCCGGTAATCGCGGTGGAGCACTGGAACCGCATGAAGTTGACGACCATCATCGCGGTCAGGGGACCACCCGAAGCCGTCACGGTCGCAGTCGGGCCAAACGCCGTCCATGGTCCGGTATTGGCATCGGCCTTCTGCATGCCGCAGGCGCCGGCCGTCACGGGAGCATTGGTATTCCAGGTGAACGAAATCGATGTCGTGCCGGTATTGCGGAGATCGATCGGATTGGAGGCTTGGCCCGCCGTCGTGGCATTCATGGTGACGGTGCCTTGTGCGGTGATGTTTTGAGCCAGTGCTGGCCCGGACATCAGAAACAGCAAGAGGAATGCAAGGAATGCAAAAAATGCAAATTTTGCTTTCAAGTGAAGTAGACCAGAATCATGCCGCCTTGCAGATTCGGGTTCCCGAAGGAATCGGTCACCGGCACGAGCAGTCCTTGCACGATACCCACACGACCGGAAGAAATGGTTTCCGTCGAGACCAGGCCGCGCAGAAAGCAGATAGGATTGCCGAATTTATCCTGGACTTCGACGCCTTGGGCCGAGGACACATAGCCGACGAAATCGATGCGCTCGATCTGCATCTGGGCCGGGTAGAGGACGGTGGCTTGCGGCGTATCGATCTTGAAGGGGCTTGCGGTCATCCGATTGGACATCTGGCCCCTCCATTAGAATGCCAACATTACGGTAATCATGGCGTTCATTCGAAGTAGACGAGGATACGCCCGTGAGCCATGTTGGCTCGGGACAACGAATCGGTGATGGGGACTTTCAGCCCGTACACCCAGCCCATGCGCCCCGTCCGCACGGTGCGGAGATCGACGGCTCCATTCAAGAGGGCGATTACGCGACCGTCCCGATCCTGGATTTCCACCGTATCGGTATCGGCCGTGTAGTCGATGTACTCGATCTGGACAGCGTGCATGGTTCCCAGATAGATCGGCGTGGCCGACGGCGTATCGATCAACCACGGATTGGCGGCGAGTTGATTCGCCACTAGGCACCTCTGCTACCGGCCAGGCCGTGCCAGTACCATGCCCCAGTCGAGAACCGGAAGAACGTCGAGAAGTTCATTCCCTTGGTGAAGAAGTCATCTTGGTTATCGAACATCGGCTGCTCGCGCCAGAAGAACTGCAGGAAATGCCGCTGTCCCGAGACATACCAAGCCGTCTTACTGACCAGATAATGGTTCATGATCGGCTCAAGCCGTCCCTGCATGACGTTCACTTCGTTCGTCCCCACACCGGGTTTGTAGGCGGAGTTCAGGATTTCACCCGCGATGTACTGAAGATCGGGCGGAATGATCAACTGCACCGGAATACTTCTCTTGATCAAACCGCGTTCATTCACCATTCTCTCGAACAGCAACAGAATTTCTTGAAGTCCCGAGATCGAGAGCGAAATATCCGTGCTCGCGCGATTCGAGTAAACACCACCGCCGAGCAACGGATGCGCGGTATTGAACAGGGTCACGCCGTCGATCGAGATCGTCGCGCCCGCGCCAGCATTGAAGCCGTTGTTCAAGATATTGGCGGGAGCTGTCTCGACAGTCTGTTTGATGGAGGCGGCGAAGTCGGTCGAGACCTGCTTGATCTTGCCGTACTGATCGTCGCCATACATCTCACGCGTCACCTGAAATCCGAGCGCGTAGGACTGATGGATGAGCCGGGCAGATCCGCCTTGGATCGGGTCGTCCATTTTGAGGACTTCGCCTTCCGGCTTTGTCGGAACCGCCGCAAGTCCGGCCATGAGCACTTCTTCTTCATAGGCTCGGGAGGAGGGACCGACATTGAAAATCTGGGAGTACTCTTCCGGCTGGATGTCGAGGTCATTCAAGATGACGTCGTGCAGACCCGGAGCGAGCAATTGAGCAAACGCACCACGTGAAGTCGCCATCGATCCTCCTTATACAAAGCCCTGCTGCGCCGCTTTCGTGAAGCGGAACGCCACCTGTCCGCCCACCACACCGGGTTCAATCAACTCCATCACCTCCACACACGTCCCCGTGGCGGCGGTGACAATCGTGGTATCCACGAACCAGAGGCCGGAGGTCGCATCTTTCGTCAAGCCGTACTGGGCGAAGATATCCGCGACCGCGACCGTATGCGCGGCATCGGTTTTGCCCCGGAAGATGGTTTCATCGATGGCTTCGATGACCTCGATATTGCCGTCGGCAAATGGAGAGCCGATGGCGATATTGACCGCGGCTGGCTGGTTCTGCACCGAGCCGTAGGTCATGCCGCCCTGCGCGGTGCCGTCCGCAGTCAGATTGTGTCCAGGCTCACCGGTAATTCCGGCAACGATGGCGGTCGCCACCGAGGAGATTGCGGTGCGCTCGATGATGTAGCCGGAAGACAGGAAGACCGGCGTTCCACGCTTGATGGTCAACGCCGCTTTCTCCGGTAATCGCTGCACGGTGGGCAGCGAGTCGGAGGCCTGGATGATTTTGAAAACGGTGAAGGGAACAGGCGCCGTCTGCGTACCAGCCATGGCGTGTCCTTTGTGTGGAGTGCGGGATTACCCGATTTTCTGTCCGGATTTATCGCGCGTGAACGTCGTGACTTCCAACTTTTCCGCTTCGGAACGGAAAGCTCTCTGTCCGTTCTCGATCATCGAGTTGGCCGTCGCGCGGTTCTGATTGAGGTAGAAGTCGTAGTCGTCCTTCGGGATCTCGTACAGAATCACATCACCGCAGGTATAGGTTCCATCCTCGTTGGGAGGAATCGCCGTCTCAAAACGCCGTCTGTCTTCGGGCGCTTTGGGATTCGGTTCCGAAGCGAGTTTGAAGCCCAGCCATTTATGGAACGAGATATCGGTGGGATCGTCTTTGCGAATCCACCTCACCTCAATGGCCGCATTGCGGCAACGGGCAAAGATACGCGATCTCGCCGTACGTCGACGTAACTCTTCATAGCGGAGTGCCCGTTCTTCGGGCGTGAGCATGCGGGGTTCTTCAGTATGGGTCGGCTCGCTCATTTCGGAGCCTCTTGTTTCTTGCGCCGGCGATTCCGGTTATCCATCGTCAGCGGCAATGCGCCGTCGGTGGAATTGTAGCGGTCGGAGGCCGTGCGGTATTCGTCCTTCGTCATGCCGAATTTTCCGGCAACCGTGACTTCCTCTTCGGAAAGTTCGCGCGGTGGTACCGGCTTCGAGGATGCAGGCCGGGAGCGTTCCACAGGATTCGCTTTTGAACGTTCATCCGCGCGCGCTTCTTCGACTAAGGAATCTACCGCATCAGCCTTCACCAGTTTGTAGGTGTAGTCCCAATAGTCGGGATTCATCTGCGCTTCCGGGGTGAAGGTTCCCATGCGCCGATCGATTTCTTTCGCGTAGCGCATGTAGTCGGGATAGCGATCGCGAAGAGCGAGCCGGCAGGAATTGATGATGGCCGGAGCGGCATTCTGGGAGACGCGCTGCTCGAACTGAGCGACGCGCTCATTGACTTTGCGCGTGACGACGCGATCGACAGAACCCGCAGGATCGTTGAACATGTCGATCTTGTCATCGACGGGTTCTTCTCTTTTCGGAGGAGGAGTGGACTCGCGCTGGCGCAGGCGTTCTTGCATCAAGGCTTCGCGGCGTTCGTAGTGCTCGATGATCTCTTTCGGCGACTTGCCTTTCAACTCCGGCGGCAGATCATCCTCGATCGCGGTACGATCCGCTTTGTCGTAGATCGCGTCCGCCACTATTCGAGATCCTTATGCATGGTCCGCAATTTTTCGCCTTGCTCTAATAATTTGTCAAGCGATTCAATTTCGTTGGGCATGTGGTCGATGATGAAGAGTTCCTTCAACGCCCCTTGCGTGCGGAAGATCAAAAGCGGATCGGACTCATTCGCCACCCGGTCCACCAGCTTGACGCGTCGCAGCTGCAATGCCTGCAAGTACGTTCTCCAACTGGGATGGCTGAACAGCTCCCGCAGCCTCTGGCACTGGGCTCGGTTGAGCGGGCGGAGCTCCTCCCGGCTGACCTGCCAAAAGTTGGGCGACGTCGGGAACCAGGCGTCCTCGATCCCCTTGGTCGAAAGCGAAGAGAATACGCGAGGCCAGATCATGCGCAGAAGAAAGAACCTGAAAGATAACCCCAGAGAGCGGATTGCCTTGCGGCATCGTGACCACCAACTGGGAGAGTTGGATGATCTGGGTGTAGTACTGTGCCAAAACTCCGGCCATCTGGAGGAGGTTCTGTCGGTCGATTTCCCGGTTGGTACTTGCGGTGGCGGCGGAGGGGTCGAAGAGGAGTTTTCCTTCCCGGTCCACGAGTCCGAACGCGGATTTAATGGCACGGCCTTTCTCTCCAAATTTATCGAAATAGTTCGGCGCGAACTGATTGTAGCTTTGAACGGTGAGTCGGCCGATGCGATGCAACGGATAACGGAGTCGCTGCAGGTAAATATCGAAGCGGCGGTTGCCCTCGCTCAGTAAGGCAAGCGTGGCTCCCGTCGCATAGATGCCACGCTTTCCCGCCGCTTGCCCTTGGCCGAATCCCTGCATGGAGGGAGAGATGCCGAGTTTGCGCTCGGCGTTACTCATGACAAATTGTTCTTCGTCGATCATCGAGTTGTAGTTGATCTGCGAGGACAGCATCTCCAGGTCGTCCATTTCATCCAGTTCGATGATGGCGCCCGGATACCAGTCGGTGGCGGGATTGGGCACATCCGCGTATCGCTTTTTCTTCCAGGTCGGCGTATTCGCGATGACGTTCGCGTCTCTGCGGAAGTTATGGATTTGCGCGGCTTCTTCCTGATCCTGTTCGAGGATTTCCGGACCCGAGTATCCGAAGAAGGAGCCTTTGCGCTTCATCGGCACGAAATCCACGAAAGGGCGCTCTCCGTACGGCATGAAATTGTAGTAGGCCCGCAGGATGGCATTCGCCCCCATGACCTGCGGATTCAGCACCACCACGATAGGTTTTCGACGACCGGCAAGATCGTAGTCGAGCCAGCACTCGATGACCGAGTAGGGATAATCCACATCTTTGGTCAGGATGATTCCCGACGACTGCGCACGCGCGTCCTCGGTCGGGGAGATGGTGGAGTCCTTCATGAGCAGGTCGGCGGCTTCCGTTCTCCAGCGGCCGTCGCGCTTCCGATCATCGACGTCGCGCTGGGTGAACCGGATGCGGTGAAAGAGGATTTCGCAACGCTTGGTGGATTTGGCAGTGATGGGAAACGGCCAGAAATCTTCAAAGGGAACCGGCTCATAATCCAGTTGGGAGAGGCGTTGTTCCTCAAACGCATCGCCACGGAGATAGGAACGCGTTTCATCCGACCAGATGCCTTTCACAATCAACGTGCCGGTCTGCAAGGAGAGATTGACGATCTCATCGGAGATCTCGAATCCCGACTGCTCGACTTCCCAAATGTAATTGAGACCGTCGCCGAGATCATCCAATTGCTCATGCGGGATTTGATCCTTCAATAAGGTCTTGATCACCCAGAACGGCTTGGTCTGGAACAGGAATCCCAGAAGACGAGCTCCAAGGATATCGCAGTGCATGCGGGAGAGTTGCGGCATGAAGTTGGAGGCCCGCTGAAATGGGACGGTGCGGACAGCCTGGGCGGGAATGCCGTCGTAGTTCTTTTCCCAGCGTACGGCTTTCTCATCGATCTGGGTGGTCCTGGCGGTTTGAGCGAGCCGGAATTTCTCGATCAACTCTTTGGCGAGTTCCGCCATTTGGTCTTCGGGGAGATCGACGTCTTGAATGGATGGCATCGGTTAAGCGTTGTAGCACAGGTCGCTAGAAACAGGAAAGCCGCCCGTGGGAGAGCGGCTTTCTGCTGCGGCTTAAGCAGTTTTTTCTGAATCGGGTGACAGCACCATGTGGAGGCAAGGTGCATCATCCTTATATAGAAGGTCGGGGAATCATGCTAGGATTTTTCTCACCATTCGTTTTTGTCATTCGATCCCCAACCGGATGACCCTTTCATCGGAACCGGCGGTTTGGCTACCGCCGGTTTTTTTCAGTAACCCCCGTAATCGAATTCCGTAAACGAGCGCGCGTGATGCGCACGAACCGGTGCCTGGACGTGCTCGCGGTCCTCGTCATCCGCATAGCCTAATGGCGGACGGAGTTTCGACACCGCATACGCAAACGCGTCAAAGACATCGACGAGATCCCCGTAAGGAAAGGTTTCGACCTGTGTCCTTAATTTCTGTAGGTGTGTCCCGATAAACACACGCCCTTCCTCAAAGGCCGGCTGGGCCAGAGCGCGGATCCGGTCCTCTTTATTACGGTCGTCGGGCTTGATGGCGTAGGCGCGCAGTTTCCGATGGACTTTCCCGCAACTCGTGCAAACCCCTTGCGGGCGCATCTTCATCATTTCATCGACGGCCTTGTGAGCTCCCACGGCTTCGTACCAGTTGCGCCACGGTTTCCATTTATCGTTCAACCGATGCCAGTTCTCGATCGCCAATCCGAATCCGCAGTTCTTCGCCCAGACATCGAGGGCGAGGATGCGGCGTTTGGAATCCATGCCGGCCACGACAATCGCGTTCTCCGCCTCGGCCTGTTTTCCACCGGATGAGGGATCGTAAACAATGACACGCACGAGATCGGCGAGGCGTACCTTTTCTTCGTCGCCATCGCCGATATCCAAGATGGCGTACTGGCGATCCTCGGACATCCGGTAGGTGTCGTAGGTTGGGAAGTCCCCGCCGTCTTTGGCCGTGGGATTATTCACCATGTTCGCGTTGAACAGGTACGTGCCCATCCTTTTCCTTAACGCTTCAAGGACATGCAGGGGATAGCGTTCGGGCCAGGCCGGCGATCCGTCCGCGTTATAGCACGACCTTATATAGGTCGCATATCCTTCCGGTCGTCCTCTCACCACGCGATAGGGCAACTCCTTGAGAATGCGACCATACAGATCCCCTTTGCCATGACGCCAGCGGGTACCGACGATCAGTTCCCATGCTTTATCGTTCTCGAATAAACCACTTGCCGCCTGAAACCATCGCCACGCGCGCATCATTTCGGCCTCGGAGTTCGCAGCTTCCAGTCCAATTGGGTCATCATAGAGGATGCCGGTGTAGTGAAACCCGGTTCCCTTCGCCCCAATACCTACCGTTTGGATGGTCGGCTCATCGCGCGATCCCGGTCTGGGGATGGTGATGGAGGTTTCCGACCAGTTCTTGCCGTAATCGGCGGGGACGAGCGCGGGATAGAGTTTCTGGAAGAGCACATTGGAGCGGATATGCCACTTCAGATCGATCAGGTTCTTCGCGCCAACGGCATCGTTCTCCCCGACGAAGAGAAACGCCTGCATGGGATCTTTGGTGAGTTTGCGGAGAATCCATCCTTTCACGCAGGTGGATTTCAGGAATTTGCGCGGGGCGAGAAGCATGCGGCCGAGATTGGATTCGGTGGATTCCAGCCATCGGCACATGGGTTTGTGGAAGGCTTCGGTGAGATCGGGATAGCCGAGGATGACCTTGAGCCAGAAGTAGAGTGATTTCGAGCCCTCTTGACGAAACCACTCCAGGGCATCCTCGGCATTACCCTTTTCGGCGAGCGTTAGGATCTCGGGATCGGTCGGTCTCTCGATCATCCTTGTAAACGACGAATGTGCCGTCGCCATTGTCTCGGGCAAGATGGAATTCGCGATGCTCGATCACCGGCAATGGCGCATTGGGATTCCACATCGAATCTCCCCCGACGAGAACCACGTATCCCTGCTGGAGTTGCCGTCTCGTCACGACGAGATATTCCATTTTACTTCTTTGGCGCCGCGTGAATCTTCTCTGCCGTCGAGGAGGGACTGCCACCGTTGCCATTGGACTTCTTCAGATCCGCGAGTTTCTTCTGGAGCTCGTCAATCTGATTCTGAATCGACTCCTCTTGAGATTTCACATCCGCCTGCATCCTTTGCTTCAAGGCATCGACAAAACCGGGCCTCTGGAATTTCTCTTCATCCGCGATCAAAGCTTCCGCCTTCGAAGGATCGAGCATCCCTTGGGCAGCAAGCACGGCATCGGCGGTCACGACGAGCGGGCCAGGCGGCATGTAATGGACGGGGCCGGAGCCTTGCGCCTGGGTGATCGGAGATCCTTCGCGCCGCACATCATGGGCATCTAGTTCCAGAAGCATTTTCCGATTGGCTGCGGCTTTTTGAGGATCGACCGCAGCGGGCGGCTCGGGGGGCGGCGGAGGTGTCGTATCGAGCGGTTTGCCCACGACCAGTTCCGCTTCCTTATCGCTCACCTGCTCGCGCAAGGTCTGGGGGGCGTCTTTGGTGTCAGTCGTCTTCGGGTCCTTCGGGGTCATCGGTATTCTCCTCCAGAGGGATATCGGGATTCATGGTTTCATCGAGAGGGACGGCTTCGACGATCTTGCCCACTTCCTCGTTCTCCAATGCCTCCCGCGCCACTTTCGCGGCTTTCAACAACAACTCGGGTGTGAGGAAGGATACACCCACCGCCCCCTGAATCTTCTTCGTTTTCGATGTCCGCATTCCGCGATCCGCTAAATCAATCGCCGCCTTCAACTGCAACGCCTCACTTTCCGAGTCATGCATCACTTGCCGGATTTTCAGAATGCCTTCCTTCGAGTAGCGTTCCATCACTTCTTCGATGCGCTGTTCAATAATGTCGGCGGCGTGCTCGGCCATGGCTTCCAGCTTCGGCTCGACCATATGAAAAACGAGTTCGCGCGTGCGCGACAGTTTGAGTTGAAACTCGGGTTTGTTCACCCAAGTGTGGATGGTCTTGCCCGCATACCCGAGACGTTGCGCGCATTCGGCAAGCGTCAAGCCGCGGATGCGGAGGCGGACGAGCTCATCCCAAGCGACTTCCTTTTCGGCATCGGGAATCTTACGCGACTCGCCCTTCTTCATGGGCGGCGCATAATGGTGATTGGGACCGACGGGACGCTTCGGCTTCTTCTCGGGTTTTTCTGGATTCATCGCATCCCCACGCGAATCGCGAGAATCATCAATAGCGCAACGATGGCCACGACGGCAATGGCGATCACCACGGCAAAGAGGATCTCCAAGCCGCGCTCATTCACGAGAGATAGGTTATAGAGGGAGGCCCTCCCGAGGTCAAGGTTCCTCGGCGTCCCGTTCATGAAGCGACCTTTTACGGTAATCGTGGCTGTCATGAGGCGGGACGTTGAGGGCCACACGTCGTTTAGGGATCGACGGGCTCGATCGCAAACACCTTGACAAAGGCGCCGGCATCGGAAGAGCCAACAAGGATCAAACGATTCTGGAACACCAGAGCATCTCGGACGATCGCTGTCGATAACGGCAGGTCGAATACCGTGTCGCCCGTTGCGGGATCGAGCAACTGGAGCGATGTGGTTGGAGGACCAAACAACGGCGAATCGATTTCAGCGACAGCGAGGAAGCGGCCGATAGGACGGATGTGCGGAATCGCTTGATCGGCCGTTAACGGTTTCCGCCACACCACCTCATGGGACAAGCGATCATAGGCTTGAATGGTAAACGTGCCGCTCACGATCACCTGAGTGGCTGTGAGGCGGAGCCACGTGAAGGCACGGCCCATTTCGGGTGCCGCTTGCCAGAGGAGATGGCCCGTGCCGATATCGAAGGCGACGAGATAGGTTGCCCCATTGGAAAACCCCGCAATGACGGCTTCATGGCCCGAAATCTCGACCTGCATGGCGAAGGTATTCGGAACCACTTGTTCCCAGCGGAGAAACCCATCGGTGAATCGATAGGAACGCACATGCAACTCCGTTTGACCGACCGTTCCGATGACGATCAGATTCCGTGCTTGATCGTCCAGATCCAGAAAGATGGTATCCTTCAGCGGGATGATCGGCGGCTGGACCTCCTCCACCCGCCAGAGTTCGCGACCGGTGCCCAAGTCATGGACGAGGATCACTCCCGCCACGAGGAACAGTCCCGTCGATGGATCCGTTACCTGCGAATATCCGACGACGGCAATACGCCCGTTCCGGACAAGAACCGCTTTCGGCAAATCGAGACTCGTGTGCGCTGTCCAGCGGATATCGCCCGTCTTCAAGTCGTAGCCGCGGAGGAGCAACTCCGGTGTGGTCCTGGCGATAGCGGCAACCGCCAGATCACCTGCCGTTTCGACACGTACCCAGTAGCCGTCGCTGATTTCATCCGTCCACACGAGGTGGCCGGTTGTCGGGTTGAAGGCTTTCACCAGAACGTCTTGGCCCGAGTTATCGGCACGGCCTAAGACTTCGCCGGCAATCACCCGGTTCCGCAATGCCGCGACCGATTGGGCGCTGTCTGAAGGGCTACGGAACGTCGTCGATTCCCAGAGCAGATTGAAACTTTGGGCTTGGGCGACGGTGACAAAGGTCACCATCCCGAGAGTTAAACCAAGAATTCGTGAATACTTCATGTGGACATCTCTTCCTTTAAATTGTGAATGAACCATGTGCTAGAATCGTCCCACGATTCCGCAGAAGAAGGCACCAAAGAGACGAAGAAGCCCGGCAGGAAATGACAGAGCCTGCCGGGCTTTTCTCGTTTCTTGCGTATCGTAATGCTAGACTTTTAAGTTGTACTTCAGGGTTTTTGGATTCTCTCGGCGCACCTCCTTTCCTATTTCTTGATTTTCATCGAATGGCATCGGTCCAAAGCCGGATCATGCAATTCGGCGCACGGACAATTTTCAGTGCATGGACAGATTTCCTTGCAGCTGTACGCGCATGGACAATCATCCTCAACATCCACTTTCTTGGTGGGATGTCCGTCATCCGCACGCTTCGATTTCGGCGTCATAGTCGTGGAATCATGTAAGCGCCAATCGCAATCCCGATGGTTGCCGCTAACGCCAGGAGCCTGTATTTCCGTGTGGCAGGTAGGTGGGCGAACTTTGGAATCAGCTGCAACGTGATTCCCATGACGACGGCACCGATCACGACATCGCGCACCGTCGGAAAGGGGTTCATGGCACGCATGGTCCATAGCGTCAACAACGTCACGATCAGAGCTGGAACTTGGGTGGCTGCTCGTCTCACGAGATCTTCCCTTCGCATCGAAGCCTCCTTAGCTACAAAAAGATTTACTCGCCGCTGTCAGAATCACCGGAATCAGCGACGCCGCGATCCTGGCTGCTTTGTAGCTTTGGCCTAACGGCGAGTTGTTGACGAAGATCGCCGTCGTGGTTGCCAGATAGATCGACCAATTCAGCAGTTTGCATTGATCGGCCTTGAACAGGGGCCACCACAGAATGCCGGATTCGAGCGGTACCCGCGGCAAGGATGGGCTCGTCGACTGATACCACGGATAGATTTCGCAATCGCAGGTTGCAATCGTCGCGGCATCCAATCCCCCATGTAGGCGCATGATCGCGTTGTCTTCAGGTGGTGGAGGAGGATCATTTTTGGGAATGGTGAACAACGCGGGTCGCATGGCATATTCGGCCCAACCGGCTTCATTCGGTGTCGACAAGGGACCATTGCCGGAAATCCAGACATCCGATGACTGATAACTTCGGTACTGCTCCCATGCCGGATCGTTATCGACCACCAAACCGACATACGGCAATGCGGCCACGGCATGAAAGGAATCCCAACTCCCTTCTTGGTAGGCGGCATCCACCATCGCGGTGGCGGGATCCCATCCATACCAACTTTCCAGTGTGGCATCCAGGCCATAATCCCGCTCGATGGATCGTATGGCCAGAGCTGCACTCATAAAGCCATACCAGTTCATCTGATTGGCAGGCACTCCCGCATCGAGATTCTGATTGAACTGTGTCAGAAACCCGGCCGCCTCATTCGTCAAGGTGTAGGTCCACCAATCGATATCCTGGGCCTGGACCTTCCGATCTAAAAACTGAAGCTTTCGGCCAACGGCTAAACCCGTCGCCACCCCCGCACTCGCCCCCAAAAAACGTCTCCTGTTCATCGGACTACCCTCCATTCGTTTGTCATCCTTTTATGTATTGGCGCGCAGCAACTCCATGAGCCGCTCGGTCTCCTGGCGCACGTCGTGGCCACGCTTCAATTCTTCGGCAATCGCCGGCTTCAGCCGTTCCATGAGCTCCGCATATTCCTCGTCGGTCAATCCACCGCCGGCCAGAATGTTCTGAGCCGTCTCCAAGATTTCCTGCTCCACGTGCCTCATCGGATGATTTCCACTTCCTCACGTTTCGTGAATTTCACGAGCATGACCGGCTTCTTCATGTCTCGTGCGATCTTCTGGGCAAAATGCCGGATGGAGTCGATGCGCGCCATGTCGGCCCCGACCAGCGGCAATGCCGTCGGGTAGCCGAGATTCATCGTCTGGACCGCCGGAATGCCTTCGGTCCCATCGTCATCGACCACGATGAAGGCAAACATCTGCTCAATCCGGACTTGGCCTTTCATCTATTCCTTGTCCTCCTCTTTCGATTGCCGAACCCCCGTCCGTATCCCCGCATTGAAGATCGCCCCTCCCAACAACGCCACAACCGCCGGGATCACCCAAGGCACGGCTGAGGCTACAATCGCTGCCAGAAACCCCATACTGGAACTCCTTTCCTTGCTTTCTTATTCCTCTTTCATCTCGATCGACTTGAACCACCGTTGGAGCACAGTGATGATTTCCTTCGACGCCGCGATACATACCCCATTCGAATCCACCCCATAGGGCAAAACGAATCGTAGCGTCTCGGGTCGCTCCGCACTGGTGACCATGATGATCGGCATCAAATAGTCTTCCGCCGAAAAGGTCCCGATCGCGATTCCCCCCTTCAGCGAACCTAACAATCGCTGCACCTTGGTGATCGGTAGATCGAAATACAAAATCGGCTGCTTCGTCTTCATCATGTAAAGTCTCAGACGACTACGTATACACTCCATGCCCCCAAAACTCAACGGAATTTTCTTGATTTCTCAGGAATTCGGCTTCTTTTCCTCGAACAACCCTGTCACATCGAGGAACTTCATGTTCGACAATCCCCCATCCTCCAACGACGGATTGAACGACAGCACATCGCACCCCTTCTCGTTCGTGCAAAACGCCTGCTCCGGCCCCAAGATCATCGTGGACATCCATCCACACACCGGACATCGATAATTCGGCTCACTCATTCATTTCACCCCTGCGTATTTGGCAACCATGCGCTGATGTCCCAGAATCGCCTCGTTCTCCGTCGCGTAGCGCTCCATGTCGACCTCTTCCAAATTCTCCTCCGACTCAAACACCATCGTCTCAAAGATGAGCGGCGGCCCTGGACCCCATCGGTGGTTCAACCCCAACCATACCGTCGACACCCACTTCCCATCCGGCAATGTCGTCGCATCCACCCGCTTGTATTCCCGATCCCCCAGCTTCCGATTCGCATCTTGAACACTGATCGGACATCCCTCGCGGTCGTACCACAGGAGACCCAACATCATTCACCCCCATACCGACACCCCATCGTATGCCTCGCCCCCCACCACGTCCCACACCCCCGACACTGCCAGATCACCTTCCCCCCTGCCCGCTTCTCCCTCCAGTTCTGAAGATCCGGTGGTCTTTCCTGCGTTTTTCCTGCGTCTTTCGTGCGTACTTCCTGCGTTTCCGCCTCATCCCGCCCATATTTCGTTTTCCGTGGTGGCGTCTTGGTCGTCTCTTGGTCGTCTCTTGGTGGCGTTACGGTGGTGCTTCTCTCCTCCACATACGGCCGACTCCCCACCTTCGGACCCGGCTTCAACTTCTCCACCACCTCCCCCCTCTTCCTCGCCCGATACCGCCTCATCCTCTCCTTCACATCCATAAAGTGACCATCTCCGTTATGAATACCGTTACTATCCGTTACGATCTGCGCTACGAATTCGTTACAAATAGCGTTACAAACTGGCCCATTCGTAACGCTATCCGTAACTTTAATCGTAACGCTTACCCTCCCCCTTGACAAATTTTTCTCCGCCCCACCTCACTGGGGTTTAAAAATCTCCGCCCTACCGGAGGGGGGTTAAGCCCGGATCGTGACAAGTGCCGTTTTGACCCTAGGGCCGGCTGTTTCTCGAGTTTTCCACAGGCTCCTATGTAAAGTGGCAGTGTCTATATATAGTGGTGTGAATTCTCAATGTCTCAGTTGAGGTATTATGTAAACTCTCACT